TGTGATGATCAAGACAAAACGCTACCTGAGTATAAAAAAAAATATAAAGATAAGATACTAGTCTTTGATAAGCAAGAATATGCAAATAAAACAGATCAGGGCGATAATTTTAACAATCTCAGAACGACAACTCATTGCAGAAATGCATGCTTCGACTTTGCAGAGGCATTAGGTTACGAATATTTTTTAGTTCTTGACGATGACTATACATCTTTTCGATATAAATTTGACGAAAATTTAAATTATTATTTTGGTGAAGGATCTTTTAATAATTTGACTGATGTTTTTCAAAGTGTTCTGACTTTTTACAAAAGATGTGAATTGATCAAAACAGTATGTTTTTCCCAGGCCGGAGAATATATTGGAGGAATCAATAATTTTTTAGGTAGATGTGTAAGAACAAGAAGAAAAGCAATGAACTCTTTTTTCTGTTCAACAAAGAGAAGATTTAAATTTGTTGGTAGACTAAATGAAGACGTTAATACCTATGTAAGTCTTTCTGTTGTTGGTGATATATTCTTGACGTTAAGTCAATTTTGTCTTGCCCAGGCAGTAACGCAATCATCTAAAGGTGGGATGACAGAAGCGTATTTAGATGGAGGCACATATGTAAAGAGCTTCTATTCAGTCATGTATCATCCATCGGGAGTTACGATAAGAGTTATGTCAGGTCGTGTCCATCATCATATAAAATGGAAGCACACCGCACCGATGATTTTGAATCAGAAGCATAAAAAGGTTTAATTAAATATGCCAGCAGGAAGGCCAACAAAATATAAAAAAGAATATTGTGATTTATTGATAAATCATATGAGCAGCGGTTTAAGTTTTGAAACTTTTGCTGCTGAGATAAACGTGGTTGTCTCAACAATTTATCAATGGACTTATGACTATCCAGAATTTTCAGAGGCTAAGGACCTAGGAATCAATCGCTGCATGGCTTTCTGGGAAAAGATGGGCGTTCACGGTGCAGCAGGAAAGCTAAAAAACTTTAACTACGGTTGTTGGTATCGAAACATGGCTAATAGGTTTCCGCACAAATGGAGGGATAGAATAGAAATAACAGCGAAAGATGAGACTTTAAAAGATCCTGCCTTGATGAGCGATGATGAACTTGACGATAGACTATCTCACGCAATGAAAGTATTGGAAGCTTATGAAAATAAATCAGGCCAAAATATTATCGATGTTAGTCCAAGAAAAACAAAAAAGATTAGAGAAAAGAAAACAGATAAAAAAAGCTAGGGAAAACTTACTTGATTTTATAAAATATCTTAATCCTGACTATATTGTTAATTGGCATCATGAAGCTATTTGCGATCGGCTAACAAAGCTTAAAGATCAACAAGGAAAAAAGATAATGATCTTTGTTGGTCCGCAAAGAGGCAAGTCAGAAATAGTCTCAAGAAATTTTCCAGCTTGGTGGTTAGGGCATTTTCCCGGTTCAAAAAATATACTAGCATCCTACTCATCCTCGCTTGCGAACTCTTTTAACATCGATTGTCAAAATATAATGTCTGATGATAGATATCATGAAATTTTTCCCGAAACGATAACAGGACATCTTTCTGGATTTAGCCATTTAAAGACAACACAAAATCAGTTTATAACTTCAAAACAAGGATACTTATATTCTGTCGGTGTTGGAGGTACTACGACAGGTAAAAGTGCCGGAACAATGGGTTCAAAACAAAAAGATAGTGATATACAAAAAGGAACATTTATAGTTGATGATCCTATAAAAGATCTTCCCGATGCATTTTCAGAAGCAAATAAAAGAACTAGATACCAGTGGTGGCAAGCGGTCGTAAATACAAGAGTTCATAAAACAAGTCATCAAATACTTATGCATACTAGGTGGGCTACTGATGACCTAGCAGGAACACTGATAAATGAAGGTGCTATTGATAAAGGTTGGGAAATTTTATCTTTTCCAGAGATAGGTCCTGATAGAGACTTTAAAAACAAATATGATAAAAGAAAAAATAATGAAGTTTTGTGGGAAGAAGAGAAGGGCGGTTATGATGAGCTCATGAAGCTAAAAGAAGAAGTCGGATCATATGTCTGGCAGGCACTGTTTGGTCAAAAACCAAAAATTCAAGGCGGTAATATAGTAAAAGAGGAATGGATAAATAAATATACAAGGCTTCCTTTTGATCCTCTTTCATTAAAATCAACTGATATAATTCAATCGTGGGATTTAACCTTCAAAGAAACTAAAAAAGGTTCTTATGTAGTTGGTGTTACTTTAGCCAGATTTGAATCAAGTTTTTATTTGATTGATATCTATAGAAAACGTGCAGATATTATAGAAACTCAAAGAGCAATAAAATCTATGTCTGATTGCTGGCCTAATTGTCGCACTATATTGATAGAAGAGAAGGCCAACGGGTCGGCAATACTTTCCTTATTAAAAAAACAAGTAACGGGTATGATAGCAGTAAAGCCAGATACATCGAAAGATGAGCGCCTAATGGTTGTGGCTCCTATTTTTGAATCTGGAAACTTTTTTATTGATGCTAACAATGTGTATACTAAAGATGTGATTGACGAACTAACATCATTCCCATCGTGTCCCCATGACGATATAGTAGACGCTATAAGCCAAGGATTAAATCGATTTGGAAAATTAAAAGGCTTAGCAAGATTAAAGGCTTCTGTTAGATAAAAGGATAAATAATGAAAAAATTAAAAAATATCAGAACAGCAGTGACTTCAAAAGTTAATCAGGTAATTAGAACTGATGGTTGGGTTAATGTGCTGACTGGTTTAGGTACAACAGCCAGAGATAAAAATACATCTTCTCAATTAAGCTGGAACAGGATTAACAGGTCGTTAGCTGAAAATTTATTTAGTGCTGACGATATCGGTGGAAAAATAGCTAAGATGATCCCCGGCGATGGAACAAGAGAAGGTGTTACATGGCAAGTATCAGGTGATGTTGATAACGAGTCATCAAATAAAATAATTTCTATGTTAGATAGTGAGTTCGAAAGGCTTCAGGTTTGGGAAAAGTTTAACTGGGCATGGTCTTTAGCAAGAGCGTATGGTGGCTCGATTATATATATGTCAATCGACGATGGAGAAGAACCAGATAAACCTTTAGTCGCAGAAAGAATCAGAGAAATAAAATCATTATATGTTATTGATAGATGGGACTTAGATATAAACTCAGGTGATGTTATATCAGATTTATCATCACCTGATTTTGGCACTCCAAAATTTTATAATTATGTTTCTGCCAGTGGAGGTTTTATTAAGATACATAAATCAAGAGTTATTCGGTTTGATGGTGAGAAGCTTCCAAGCAGATTATTTGTTAAAAATGGATACTGGCATGATTCGATATATCAAAAATTAAGTGAAGCTATAAGAAATTATTCAACAGGCCATGGAAATCTAGCAACTATATTACAAGAGGTTAATCAACCTGTTTTTAAGATAGACGGTTTACACGATGCTATTGCCCAAGACGAAGATGATTTGGTTTTAAAAAGGCTACAAATAGTTAACAATCTTAGGTCAACATTAAGGGCTGTTTGTTTAGATAAAGAAGATGATTTTAGTTTTATGCAGACCGCACTGGGTGGGGTTAGTGACTTGATGCGAATAATAACCAATAGGTTAGTATCTGCTAGTGACATACCGCACACAAGGTTGCTAGGTGAAAGCCCAGGTGCTTCATTGGGTGAACAAGGAAAGTCTGAAAAGATTGATTATTTTGATTCTGTTAAAATATTACAGGAATCAGAACTTAGAGATCCTATAAATAAAATAAAAGAAATCATATTAAATCAGGTAGACAAGAAAGTATCTATACCAGAAGAAATAACATTTTCCTTTAATCCTTTATATCAACAGGACCAAAAAGGAATTATAGAAACAAGAAAAATACAAGCTGACATAGATAATATATACATGACTCAAGGTGTTTATGATGCTGTTGAAGTAGCAGAAAATAGATTCGGTGCAACAGAATACTCTTATGAGACAAATATTGAAATCAAAGAAGATATTTTGGTTGATCCAAAAGAAGCTGGTTTTGGTTTGAGTGATCCTAATCAAGATCCAGAAACACAGGAAGAAAATGATAAGTGAAAGAAACTTTTTAATTGAAGCGATAAAACAAAGTGATAACGATAGAGTAGAAACAGAATGTATCTGCCTATCTGTTTTGTTAAAGGTCAAAAAAAATGGCTGTAAGAAAAAAGAAGAACAAGTTTCTAAGGAAGAAAAAAAGAATAAGAAGAGATAATAAGAGGTTTATTAAATACGAAAGGATGATAGAAAGATTATCCAGAAACATGATAAATGATTTATTATCTCAGATAAAAAGTAAGGTTATGCCTAAAATTAAAGACCTTGCTAAAATAGAAAATGATAGAGAAAAACAGGAAGCAGTAATCAAGACTGATTCTGATGGAATGAACTTACACAACTTAATTAAATTAATTGAATCACAATTTTTAGGTAAATACAGCTACAGGTATATAGAAGATAACTTAAATAAAATATTTAAAGGTCTTGACGAAGAGGCAGAGAAAGAAGCGATAAGAGAACTTGGTATTCAGAATATAATTTTAGTACCTACCTTAAAGACTAAAGAAACAATATCAAAGGCTGTTGAGAACACGACTAGTTATATCGATAACTTAAACAGGTCAACTATAGAAAATATTAACCAAGAAATTAACAAAGGTGTTATTGAGGGTATAAGGTGGGAAACAGTAGCCGAAAACCTGATAAAAAATATAGGAATGAGTAAGAACAGAGCTGCTTTTATTTCTAGGAACACCGTGATGGAAACACTTGGCACTTTAAATAAAGAGCGACAAATTTCTAGTGGTGTAGAGCTATACAGGTGGCAGACATCTAATGATGAGAGGGTTAGAGACACACATGTTGATTTAGATGGTCTTGTTTTTAGTTGGTCAGGTACTGTTGAAGTTGATGGAAAGATATACAATGAAGCAGTAGATCCAAGTTTTAGTTCAAGTGGTACTAGACCAGGACAACCTTGGAATTGTCGTTGTGTTGCGATACCTTTTTATCCAGAACTAGATGAAGAATAAACAGGATTTAATTATATGATTCAGATAAATAATGATAAATATTTAGACTGTGATGAAATATCAGACCTTTTAGGAATATGTAAGGGCACAATACTCAATTGGGTTAGTGCCGACAAAATACCTTCGATCAAGTTAGGTAAAAAAAGAATATTCCATCTAGATACAATCAACGATTGGCTACAATCAAACATTAATCAGTCATAAAAATTTACATGACTAAATTATTAGGTTAATATCTAACTATGTATAAACAGGATGATTAAGTATGATTAATATAGATTATGTAAACATCAACCAAGATGAACTTCCGTTACAGCCGTCTGGTTTTTTAAATATAAAAGCGAACCTCACTAGGACTGGTGTTTTTGTTTATATGGATAAAGATCCAAATGGACAAGTTAAGGTGGTTAGGCAGCTAAGGCATCCAGATGAGGTCTTTTCAGAAAATTCTATGGCTTCAATGATGGGTTTACCTGTCACTAACTTACATCCGAGCGAACTTGTTAATACTGATAACGCTAAAGAACTTTTGATAGGCATGACAAGTGACAAGCCTGAGAAAGTAAATATAGAAAACGATCCAGAATCTTATGTTCAACAGCAGGTTACTTTTCATGATAATGAATCTATAAATCAAATTAAAGATGGTTCACGTAGGGAGCTATCATTAGGATATACTTGCGAACTGGAAAAAACACCTGGGACATGGAACGGTATTGCATACGATGCGATCCAAAGAAATATAGAATACAATCATTTAAGTTTA